TGGGGCTTTTCACGTAAGCAAGCCAAAGAAGATTGGAAAAGGATGCGCACACACAGGAGTGACTACTACAATCCACCAAAGATTAATTTCGGAGGGCTATGAGCGGTATAATTTGGAAAGATCTCAACTTTCGGAGGTCATCAGGAGAGGAAAGAATAGTTTGCCCTTACTGCTCACATGAGCGAAAGAAGCAAAACATGAAAGACCTTGCGGTGAATCATGATAAAGGCTTAGCACATTGCCACCATTGCGGAAGGTCTGGAAGCCGTGAGCCGTACAAAGAATACAGCTTGCCGCCTCAAGGTTGGGAGAATCACACAAGCCTGAGCGATGCGTTTGTGAAATGGTTTGAAGGTCGAGGAATCTATCAGAAAACACTTCAGGAGTGCAAAATATCTGAGGAGCGAGCGTACATTCCTGCTCACCAACGTGAAATGAATTGCGTTAGCTTCAACTACTTCTACAAAGGGCAGCTAGTAAATAAAAAGTATCGATCAGCAGATAAGAAATTCACGCAGATAAAGGGAGCGAGAAAAGTATTCTACGGCATTGATGACCTTACCGAAGATACCGCCTACATAGTCGAGGGCGAAATGGACAAGCTCTCTATGTGGCAGGTGGGTATTAAGAACTGCATCAGCGTACCGAATGGAGCGAACGATCTTACTGAAGTATTTGAAAACTGCGATGTTTCTCACGTTAAAAACTGGATCATTGCGGTGGACATGGACGAGAAGGGAAAGGACCTCGAACATGAGCTACTAAAGAGGTTTGGGCGGCATAATTGCAAGCGAGTTAATTTTATCGGCAAAGATGCAAACGAAGATTTGCAAGGTGGTTATCTGCTCAAAAGCGTAGGCAAGGCATCTGACTACCCGATAGAGGGAAGTGTAACGGCTGAGGATTATCAGAGCGATATTTTACACTATATCAAGACTGGTCCGCGCAAGCCTTTGATGAGTGGAATTGAAGGGATGGACGACTTTTTTAACACGCTGCCGGGACAGTTCAATTTGATAACTGGTATTCCCGGGCATGGTAAGTCGAATTGGCTTGAATGGTACATTTTGAATATGTGTCTTCACAACAATCACAAAGTCGCATTCTTCACTCCTGAGCATGGCAGCACAAGCGACCACCTTGTCACCCTGCTTGAGAAGGTGGTGGGCAAAACAGCCGATCCAAAATATGCAAGCCACATGAGGGAGACGGAAGCACTTGAGGGTATTAACTGGCTAAAGAACCATGTCCGCCACTTGGAATACAAAGGCGAGGGGAGGCCAACGGCTGAATGGATTTTGCGGAAATTCAGCGAACACGTCAAAGTCTATGGCACAGAGCATTTTGTCATTGATGCGTTCAATAAGATGGGCGTTGAGGTTGGAAATCTTTCAAGTATTGCAGGGGTGCTTTCTGATCTTGCTTTATTCTGTCAACAACACCAAGTGAGCGTGTGGTTGGTCGCACATCCGACAAAAATGAGGAAGAAGGAGAAGAGTGAGTACTATGAAGTGCCTGGTTTATATGACGTGAAGTATTCAGGTGACTTTGCCGACCAGATACATAACGCCTTGACGGTTTACAGGGATTTTGAAAATGGGGGATTGAGTCGCATCCATGTATTGAAAAAGAAGATGCGACATCAGTCGGGGCAAGTTGGATTAGCTACTACTTTTGAATGGGAGGGTGGCTCTGGTAGGTTTAGGCATTCACAACAAAAGAATACGGGAGGCAGCTTTGTGACGGAGGCTCAGAAGACTGTTTTCGATGAGCCTGAAGAGCCTTTATTCGATGGTGGTCACGTTGGTGACTTGCCTTTTTGAGATGGTTGGACATCATCAGCTATGGAGGGAGAAGGAAAGCGGCTTTATTAGTGGAGGGGAAGTAAAATTTTAAAGACGGCTTGTGTGGTTAAATAATTATTTATATATTTACACCATCAAACAAAGCAAGGACATGACTAATCAAAAATTTATTTCAGGGCGCGCATATCAAATGAGGTTTATCGGTGACAGCGATTTGCGTCCAGCTTTTCAATGTATGGAAAGAACCGCTAAGACGGTTACTTTTGAAGGCCGAAATGAGACTTTGAAAAGAAGAATAAAGATTGATTTAGACGGCAATGAGTACGTTAAGGATGGGAATTATTCAATGGCTCCCACAATAAACGCAAAGCACAGACACTAAAACCAAAGAGATGAAAGCATACGCAATTACCAACGACGGAGAAATAAAATACTGGAAATTCCTTTCAACGGCTTCAAAGCACTACGGGACATCTTACCCAATGTTAGCCCGAAGAAGCAGAGAGGCAGAAAGCTTTGAGTACGATGGCTTGAAGGTGGAATTGATTGAGGTGGAGAACGCATTCACCTTGAACGGGCAAATCATTAAAATCGAGGACTGATGGAAAGACCAAAGGGAGTTATTGGACAGTGGTACACTTTAACGAGTAAAGCAGTGGGGCGTAATAGTAAAATATATTCAAAGGGGTTTACATGGCTGTGTAATCAAGTAGATTATTTAGAAGAGCCAATTCCACCATGCGGATATATGTTAGGAAAAAACGAAACCTACCGCCTAGCCACCGCTAAAGAGATATCAAAAGCAATAGCAAAGGCAAAGGGGGAGCTTACACCCTACCAACAATCCGTTAAAGACCACATAGCTGAAGCCCCTGAAGAGTTGAGGGAGTACGTGTGGGAGAGGTTGAAGGATGTGGATGCAAAGAATGTAGACGAAATGAGGTGGGAAAAGGGGAGAAACCCTATTATTAGTTGCGGTTTTGAATGGGATGAATCAAAAGAGGGCGAAGAGTTTTGGGATAGGGTAGCATATAAGGAGTGGAACTATGCAATACAAACCGACTTTTGGAAGCAGCACACAGGCGAAAAAGAAAAGCCAACCCAACTACTCAACTTCGAGAAGCCCGACAACATCAATCCCGAGCATTACAAGCAATTACCCAAAGAGACTATCGATGCAATGGTATTCATATGGGGAAAAGAGGCCGTAGCCCTTCATTGCCAAATGTCCGCTTTCAAATATCGGATGCGGTTAGGGCATAAGGAAGGCCAAGAGCTTTCAGACGAGATCGGAAAGATAAAGTGGTATGAAAACAAAGCAAGGAAGCTAAGGGAGTGACAAAACGAAGCCAAGTCACATGGAGGAAGGTAAGCGATGAAGAGCGCATAGGTTACTTCAGAGGGAAGAAACGCTTTGAAGCCTACCTAGTAAAACACCAATACACCGATGACTGGAGGCTTTACCCTAACGGCTGTCTACTTCCCGAACACTTCACAAGTTGGAGGGCATTAGCAGCCCATTGCAATGTTATCGTTTACAATGAGTAAATTTGAATTATGAAAATCAGCAAGCTAAAATCCAATCCGTCTAATCCGAGGGTAATAAAAGACGAGAAATTCAAGAAGCTCGTCAAGTCGTTACAAGACTTTCCTGAAATGATGGAAAAACGCCCTATGGTATGCGTTACCGATGTAGATGGTAAACTATACCCTTTGGGTGGCAATATGCGCCTGAGAGCTATCCAAGAGCTAGGGATGAAGGAAATACCCGAAACATGGGTAATGATGGCGGACGATTGGACAGAGGATAAGCGCAGGGAGTTTACTATCAAGGATAATGTCGGCTTCGGAGAATGGGAATGGGATCAGCTTGCGAATGAGTGGAACTCGGATTTGCTTGTTGAATGGGGCTTAGATGTTTGGCAGCAAGAGCAGGAGGTTGATTATTCTTTATTGGATGATGAAGATGTTGACAGCGAGCTTAGCGATATGGCTAACGGAGTGAAAAGGGCTATTCAAATAGAATTTGAAAAAGAGCATTACGAAGAGGCTTTTGAGCTTGTGAAATTCTGGAGGGAGCAGGATGCTTATGTTGGCAAAATGCTTATGGATTACCTGAAAGCTGAAAAAGAAAAATTGTGAAATGCCTTGTTTGTATACCAAGTAAAGGAAGGCCAAACAACATAAAAAAATATGTTGAGCCGTTTATGCAAAGATTGGGGCTTGATTATAAGATATTCGTTGAGCCGCAAGATGTTGAACAATACAGATTTTCAAACGTAGTGCTTCTTAATTCAAACGACAAAGGGTTAGGGTACGCTACTGCATTTGCCAAGAAATACGCGGAGGAAAACGGGTATGACTTTGTTTTTAAAATAGATGACGACACCAAAGCTATAGGCGAGATTGAAAAAGACATTGACAGAATCATAAAGGCTTTCGACATACACAAGGTTGGGGCTGTTGTGTTTCCTTATGCTTTTGAGTGGTACGCCAAAACAGATAAGCTATTTACAAGGGTAAACAAGCGGATACAAACTTGTTATATCATAAGAACAAAGTTGTGGAGACCAAACGAATCTGTTAGCACCTTTGAGGATTTCTACGAGTTCCTTCTTCTACGTAATGACAATTACGATACATTGTATTGTTCAAAGCATTTAATTGATTGCGCTCCTGTTGGTGGTGGCACTGGTGGGCTTCAGTCCTTTGATCGTTCAAGGATGGCTTTGAATGAAATTAACATATTCAAAAGCATTGACTCAACGATAAAAGTTGTGAGCAAACCTGATAAGCCGTGGAAATACGAGCCTAAGTTTACAGATAAGAAATACAGGAGTAAGACAATATGAAGCGCATAGACCTCAATCAGATACAACACGCTGTAAAGATTGGCGACCAATGCCCTGCGTTTGAGCCGAATGTAACAGAAGACTGCATATTTTACGCAGATGGCGAGTCGATTGGCTTTTTTATGCGGCAGATGCCTGAGAAGATGTGTAAGTTGGCAGACCTTGCGGATAAGGAGTTGAGAAGCAAGAATGTGCCGAAATCATCAATGGAGAGAAAAACAGGTGATGGATTTGATGGGGAAAAAGGAATCTATAAATACAAGAATGTTGTAAAGCAATGGTCTGTCATACTTGGGAGCACTCCTCCAAAGCCACACATGAAAAGACCTTATGCGTCACGAAGCAGCGTTCACCAAGTAAAATCAGCGCAAACATTCATAAAAGCTATGTTATTATTGGCAAAGGAAAGTGAGAAGCTGATAGCTGAAATAATGCCCGACCAATACCAAAGGCAAAAAGAACTGTTTAATCATGTGCCTGACGAATGGAAGTTCGGTAGCTTGTTCACTTCGTCAATCAGCAACTACAACATCAGCGCACCGTTTCACAAAGACACAAAAAACATAAAGAACACAGTAAACGTCATAATAACCAAACGCAGAAACAGCAAAGGAGGGAATTTGCACGTGCCCGACTATGGAGCCACAATAGACCAATGCGATAACTCTATATTGGTTTACCCTGCTTGGAAAAATATGCATGGAGTAACGCCTATTGAACCCACGTTTGAAGGTGGTTACAGAAATAGCTTAGTGTTCTACCCTTTGAATGCGTTTATAAACAAATCATAATGGCATACGACAAAGCGAAAATATACGAGCAGGCGAAGGAAGCTATTGAAAAGAACAACCTCTTTTTTATTGAGGACATAGTTGCGTTTATACCTTGTGACAAGACTACGTTTTATAGATTATTCCCAGTAGAATGCAACGAATACAACGACCTAAAGGAAAGGCTCGATCAAAATAAGATCAAAACGAAGTCAGGTATAAGGGCGAAGCTGTGGAAGTCAGAGAAGGCCGCAGAGCTTCTTGCACTCTATCGTCTTATTGCCACACCTGAAGAGCACCAAAAGCTCAATCAAAGCTACATTGATCACACTAGCAAAGGGGATAAGATCGAGATCACAAGGCGTGTGATAACGGGAGATGAAAATTGAGCTTACTTACACACAGCCACAGCTTGACATCTTCTTTGGAGCTAAAGCAAAATTTACAGTAGTAACAAAGGGGCGAAGGTTCGGAGCTACGCACGGGGCTGCACACTCATTTATTGAATGGGGACTAGAGGGAAGGCGGTTGCTATGGGGTGACACCATCAACTCAAACATTGACAGATACGTTCAGAGATACTTTGAGCCTGCAATGAAGGCACACAACGTCCCCTATACTTGGAATAGCCAAAAGAAAGAAATGCGGATAGCTTCAGGTCACATTGACTTTAGGAGCGCAGATAGGCCCGAGAACTGGGAAGGGTTCGGCTATGATGTTATATTTCTGAATGAAGCAGGGATAATACTTAAAGATCCTTATCTGTACACAAACGCTGTTCTGCCCATGCTCATGGATTACAGCGACTCTCAGCTTATTGCCGCAGGAGTACCAAAGGGAACGAAGGGAAAGGACGGAAAGAACCACGCTTTTTACACTATGGCCTTAGCTGCCGAAAGAGGGGAGAGTAATTACAGGCGGCTATCCTTTTCGAGCTACGATAACCCACTACTCAAAACGGAGGACATTGACGAGCTGAAAGAAGAGATCAGCCGCATGAACCCACAAATGGTACGTCAAGAGATTTACGGGGAGTTCCTGGAGGGCGCAGGCGGTTTGCTTTGGGACATGGATATAATCGACAAGTTCAGAGTTACCGAAGTGCCTCAGCTCATTCGATGCTTTGTAGCTATTGATCCTGCCGTGACAGCAAACGAGAAGAGCGATGAAACGGGCGTAGTCGTGGTGGGTGTAGATGCAAACGGGCACGGCTATGTATTGGAGGATAAGTCAGGGGTGTACACACCTAACCAATGGGCAAACGTGGCGGTTGAGCTTTACAACAAATACAACTGCAATGAGGTGGTGGCGGAGGGAAACCAAGGACATGACATGGTAGAGGCAGTATTGAAGGGCGTAGATAACACTTTGCGAGTTGTATTAGTAAGAGCAACCAAAGGAAAGTACGTGAGGGCAGAGCCTGTGTACAGCTTATATCAACTTGGAAGGATTCACCACGTCGGCTATCATTCAAAGTTAGAGGCGCAGATGGTTAGCTTTAATCCCGATCAACAAACGGGAAGCCCTGACAGGATGGATGCTTTAGTCTGGGGTGTTACCCATGCTTTAGTTAAAAACATTCAAGGCAATTCAGGCGGTTACGGAGGAAGGAAGAAACACGCTGGAGGGCGTTATACTTAAGATATGGTAAAAATCAAAATAGGTGGCTGGTCGTTTGGAGTTAAGAACAAGTGGCCAGAGGTCACATACGAAGAGGCTAAGCGATTAGCGGAAACAGAAGAACACGAGATAAGAAAGCGTGTGAACGTGCTAATGACACCACCTCTACCAGATTCGCTAAAAGTGGATCAGGGGCATCTATTAGCCCTTTACGAAATATGCGGCTTCGTTACTGAAATGCCCTTGCTCGTTGGTGATACTGTTGTATTGCCGTCTGTCAAGACTTGGAAATTTAGAGACTTCGAGAAGTGCCGACAAGCGATAGTCAAACACCCTGAAGAATTGGCACTGGCTTTCCCTCGTATCTGTGATGTATTGGACTTTGAGGAGTCGAAATATCTGGAGGTTGGCGCGAAGGCAATGGACGCGATAAACGAATTTACAAAGGGTTGGGAACAGTGGGGAATCTTTGACGATAGCGAGCCAAGCCAAGAGGAGGTTAATGCAGGAATAGAGAGGTTACAAGCCTTCGGTGTATTCTCT